AAGAAAAAATCTACGGAGAAGATTGCCGGGGCGGTGGCCGCGATTATGGGGCTTGACCGGGCGATCCGCTGCGGGAACATCTCCTCTGAGAGCGTCTACGATACCCGCGGTTTGATTGTATTCTGACCGTAAAAATGCACAAACCCCGCTGAAAATGTTTGTCTAAGATACTGCCGGAATCCGCTTGCTATCCTGTGGCTTCAGAGCGAATATGTCACTTACCGGGAGGGCATCCCGGAAAACATTTGGATGGAGGGATTTCTGATGAAGCCATATGGGGCAGCGGAAAGGTTTGGAAAATATGAGTGGGAGGATTTCGGCGGCTGGTCGAGGAACCACACCAAAGCGGCATCCATCCGCAGGTGGAAGCGGCCGCTGAAAAAGAGGGCGAGGCAGGTCTGCCGCGCCGCGCTGAGACGGCTGGTCTGAGCGGCTTTTCCGGGGCATAAACCACACAAAAACTGCCCCGGATGTTTGTGTACTTTATGCCCGTAATTGACTTGCTATTATCCGCATTCAGAGCGAATATGTGTACTACCGAAAGGGAAAAAACAAAACGGAGGTAACGCACATGAAGGTACACGAATTTATCGCAAAGCACAAGATCAAGGAGTCCAGGATGCGGATCTACGACGCGGAGCTTGGGGATGAGGTTTATGGGATCTACGAGATGGGTCTCTACCGCGACTGCGAGGTGGTCAGGGCATACCCGCACAACGGAGACACGGTTTTAGAGGTCGCATCGGTAAACGGCTAAGACAGGACGGCACAGGGGGCGCTGCTTCGGCGGCGCCTTTTGGCTGTCCGTTTTTGGAAAGGAGCGTGGTATTTATGGGGTTATTCAGCGGATTGTTCCGGGCGAGGGACGCGCCAACGAACCGCACGTCGGGAAGCGCCTACAGCTTTTTCCTTGGGAACAGCACATCGGGGAAAAGGGTGAACGAGCGCACCTCCATGCAGATGACGGCGGTGTACTCCTGCGTCCGGATTCTTTCAGAAGCGGTGGCGGGGCTGCCGCTGCACTTTTATAAGTACACGGAGGACGGTGGGAAGGAAAAGGCAGCGGAACACCCGCTGTATTTTTTACTCCATGACGAACCGAACCCGGAGATGACTTCTTTCGTTTTCCGTGAAACGCTGATGACGCACCTGCTCCTGTGGGGCAACGCCTATGCGCAGATCATCCGCAACGGCAAAGGGGAGGTCATTGGGCTGTACCCGCTGATGCCGGACCGGATGGGCGTGGAGCGGGACTCCAAAGGGCAGCTCTATTACGAATACACAGTCAGCATGGAGGACGCGCCCACGGTGAAGGGCAGCACGGTAATCCTGCCGCCCACGGAGGTGATGCACATCCCCGGCCTTGGCTTTGACGGGCTGGTGGGCTATTCCCCCATTGCCATGGCAAAGAACGCCATCGGCATGGCGATAGCCTGCGAGGAGTACGGGGCGAAGTTCTTCGCCAACGGCGCACAGCCGAGCGGGGTGCTGGAGCATCCGGGAACCATCAAAGACCCAAGCCGTGTGCGTGAGAGCTGGCAGTCCACCTTCGGCGGCAGCCACAACGCCAACAAGGTGGCTGTTTTAGAGGAGGGGATGAAATACACTCCGATTTCCATCTCGCCGGAACAGGCGCAGTTTCTGGAAACGAGGAAGTTCCAGATCAATGAGATCGCACGGATATTCCGTGTGCCGCCGCACATGGTGGGCGACCTGGAAAAGAGCAGCTTCTCCAACATCGAGCAGCAGAGCCTTGAGTTCGTGAAATACACCCTCGACCCGTGGGTGTCAAGGTGGGAGCAGTCCATGGCGCGGTCGCTGCTGACGGCGGAGGAAAAGAAGAAGTATTTCGTGAAGTTCAACGTGGACGGCCTGCTCCGGGGCGATTACCAGAGCCGCATGAACGGATATGCTGTGGGGCGGCAGAACGGGTGGATGTCGGCAAACGACATCCGGGAGCTGGAGAACCTTGACCGCATCCCGGAGGAAGTGGGCGGCGACCTGTACCTCATCAACGGGAACATGATGCCGCTTTCCATGTCCGGGGCGGCATATCAAAAAGGGAAGGAGGAACCCAATGAAAACGAAGAAGTTCTGGAACTGGAAGAAGGCGAAAAACCAGGAAACGGGGGCGGAGGAGCGCATCCTGGAACTGAGCGGCACCATCGCGGAAGATAGCTGGTTTGACGATGACGTCACGCCGCAGCTTTTCAAGGATGAGCTGAACAGCGGCACGGGCGATATTACCGTGTGGATCAACTCACCGGGCGGCGACTGCGTGGCGGCGGCACAGATCTATAACATGCTCGCGGGCTACAAAGGGAAAGTCACAGTAAAGATTGACGGCATCGCTGCATCGGCGGCATCCGTGATCGCCATGGCGGGCGACACAGTTTTGGTATCCCCGGTTTCGATGCTGATGATCCACAACCCCGCTACCATGGCATGGGGCGACCACGCCGAGATGCAGAAAGCGATGGATATGCTCTCCGAGGTAAAGGAGTCCATCATCAACGCCTATGTGTTAAAGACCGGGCTTTCCCGACCGAAGCTGTCACACCTGATGGATGCGGAGACCTGGATGGACGCGAACAAGGCGGTGGAGCTTGGCTTTGCGGATGACATCATGGCACGGGCAAAAACGGAACCGGAGGAAGGCGAGGGGAATACGGACGGGGAAGAAAAGAAATCCCCTTCTGCCCACAGCTCCATGCTGTTTTCCCGCAGGGCGGCGGACAACGCCCTGCTGAATAAAGTGATTGCCAAATACGGGGAGAAAAAGCCGAAGGCGGGCGTCGGGGAGCAGGCAAGAATCCCTGCACCAGAAGGGAAAAACGAACCGGAAACAGAAACCGGCCGTTCCGTGGACGCACTCATGGAGCGGCTTAACTTATTAAAGCGATGAGAAGGAGGATTCCATTATGACGATTCTTGAACTGCGTGAGAAACGCGCGAAGGCATGGGAGGCGGCAAAGGCGTTTTTAGATTCCCACAGGAAGGAGAACGGCACCCTTTCCGCAGAGGATGACGCCGCATACACAAGGATGGAGCAGGAGATCACAGACCTTGGGAAGGAGATCGCAAGGCTGGAGCGGCAGGAGGCGCTTGAAGCGGAACTGGACCGCCCGGTGAACAAGCCCCTCACGGGGAAGCCGGGCGGAAAGGCAGGGGCAGACGGCACGGAGGATAAGACCGGGCGCGCGTCTGATGACTACCGGAAGAATTTCTGGAATGTGATGCGCTCCAAGGCGCCGATGCCGGAAGTCACCAATGCCCTGCAGGTCGGCACGGATTCCGAGGGCGGCTACCTGGTGCCGGATGAGTATGAGAGGACGCTGGTGGAGGCGCTGGAGGAGGAGAACATCTTCCGCCAGATGGCGAAGGTCATCAAGACCTCCAGCGGCGACCGCAAGATCCCGGTGGTGGCAAGCAAAGGCACGGCGTCCTGGATTGACGAGGAGGGTGCAATCCCGGAAAGCGACGATGCCTTTGGGCAGGTCTCCATCGGGGCATATAAGCTGGGGACGATGATCAAGGTTTCCGAGGAGCTGTTAAACGACAGCGTGTTTGACCTGCAGTCCTATATCTCCCGCGAGTTTGCCCGCCGCATCGGGGCGAAGGAAGAGGAGGCGTTCTTCACGGGGGACGGCAAGGGCAAGCCGTTAGGGGTGCTTGCGGCCACTGGCGGCGCGGAAACGGGCGTGACCGCGGCATCTGCCACGGCAGTGACGGCGGATGAGCTGATGGATCTGTATTATTCGCTGAAATCCCCGTACCGCAAGAAATCCGTGTGGGTGCTGAACGACTCTACCATCAAGGCCATCCGCAAGCTGAAGGACAATAACGGGCAGTACCTGTGGCAGCCGTCCCTGACAGCCGGGGCTCCGGACATGATCTTAGGCCGCCCCATCAAGACTTCTGCATATATGCCGGCCATTGCCGCGGGAGCGAAGACCATCGCTTTCGGTGATTTCAGCTACTATTGGATTGCTGACAGGCAGGGGCGCAGCTTCAAGCGCCTGAATGAGCTGTTTGCAGCCACCGGGCAGGTGGGATTCCTCGCTTCACAGCGTGTGGACGGGAAGATGATCCTTGCGGAGGCAGTGAAGGTGCTGGTGCAGAAGGCCGCATCCGCAGGTTAATGAAAGGGGGTGCTGCAGGCATGGCGGTGACGCTGGAAGAAATGAAGAACTACCTCCGTGTGGATTATGACGATGATGATGCCCTGATTGAAAGCATGGTCAGGGCATCGGAAAAAATCTGCATGGATGTGGCGAGGATGGATGACACGCAGGAATTTTACGCAGTGGAAAATGCAGAGATAGCAGTACAGTATACGGCCGCCTATCTGTATGAACACCGGGAGGATGCCGACCACCATGCCATGATGCTGACGCTCCGTGCGCTTCTTTCCGGCAGCCGGAAGGAGGCGTTCTGATGGAGGTTTCCCTTTTGAATGTCCGCATCACCTTTCAGAAGAATGCCGTGGAGGTGGACAGCATCGGCAACCACAAAAACACATGGGCAGATTATTATTCCTGCCATGCTACAGTAAGCGGTGAGGCCGGGAAGCAGACCAGTGAGACAGATGTGGCCGGAACCGTGGCGGATGAATCGGAGGTTTCGTTTACTGTCCGCTGGTGCAGGAAAGCGTCCGCGGTTGATTCCACGGGGTACCGGGTGGTTTTTGGCGGGGAGCTGTACGACATCCTCGCCATCGACCACATGAATTATAAAAAGAAATGCATTAAATTCAAGTGCAGGAAAGCGAGGCGGTGAGGATGGCGAGCGGCGTATCTATTGACCGGATGGCGGAGGAGATCATGAAGGGGCTGACGGAATATGCGGACCTTGCCACGGAGGATGTGAAAAAGGCGGTGAAGAAAGCCGGGACAGCGGTACGCAGGGACATTGAAACCAACGCACCCAAGGACACCGGGAAGTATGCAAAGTCATGGGCGGTGAAGACCACGAAGGAAACATCCAATTCGCTGGAAGTGACGGTGCATTCCAGGAACCGCTACCAGCTTTCGCACCTTCTGGAACACGGCCACGCCAAGCGGGGAGGCGGGCGCGTCCCGGCAAAGCCGCATATCGCGGCGGCGGAGCAGGCCGGCATAGAGCAGCTTGAAAAAGAGATACAGAAAGCATTGGAGGGATAAATTGTGAAAACATTACTGGCGCTTTTAAAGGAAACCGGCATCCCCTTCGCCTATGACCATTTTGCGGAGGGCGAATCGCCGGAGCCGCCGTTTGTCTGCTACCTCCTGCCGCAGAGCGACAATTTCGCCGCTGACGGCATGGTGTACTTCAAGGCAAGCGGCGTGAAGATAGAATTATACACCGACACCAAGGACCCGTCGGTGGAAAAGAAACTGGAGGACGCGCTGGATAAGCGGCGCATCTTCTACAACAAGTCGGAGGTCTGGATTGCCAGCGAGAAGCTGTACGAGGTCCTCTACCAGTTTGACATGGAGGTGGTTTACGATGCCGAAGAAGAATAAAGTGAAATTCAATATCTGCAACGTGCATTACGCGCTGCTGACGCTGGGGACGGACGGGGCGGTGTCCTTTGGCACGCCCGTTGCGATGCCCGGCGCCGTTTCCCTTTCCCTGGACCCCAACGGCGAGCCGAGCAATTTCTATGCGGACGGGTACGCTTATTACACGGTCAGCAACAACATGGGCTACGAGGGCGACCTGGAGCTTGCCATGGTGCCGGAGAGCTTCCGCACCGACGTGCTGAAGGAGTCGCTGGATGAGAATAAAGTGCTTTTAGAGAACGCCAACGCGGAGACGGAGAACTTCGCCCTGCTGTTCGAGTTTGACGGCGATGTGCGGAAAATCCGCCATGTGCTGTACAACTGCTCGGCAGCGCGCCCGACCATTGAGTCGCAGACCAACGAGGACG